TCCGAGGCTGTAGGGGGATAGGTGCCGATCACCGTCGGCTGGGCGTATTTTTCGAGATAACGCAGGAACGCCTTGAGGCCGCCCCTGCGGAACCACACCGGCCAGTAGAGCCAGGAACAGAGTCCCACCCCGTAGGGGTCGTCATCATGGTCGGAACCGCAGGAAAACGTCCAGAATTTGGCGTCCGGCAACGGCATCCCGAACGGTGCCCCGAGCGTGCGCAGCCGCAGCCGCCCGGTGCCGTCGAAGCAGAACCGGCGCTGGCGGCGCACCTTAAGCTGGTCGAGCACGATCTCTCCGCCGTCCCGGGCATAGAGCGTCTCCGCGACCGAAAACCCGTACAAAAGTCCGTACAACATCCTCGCCGTGACCCGGTTCCAGCCGATGTGATCCAGTTGCGCCTTGAGACTGTCGGCCGCCGCCCGGTCCAACGCCGAGGAACCGCCCGGCTCGACCGTCCACGGCCGCGACACCAGCGCCAACTGGCGTTGCTGGAAACAGGATTTCACCAGCGGATCCGTCGCCACCCAATCCCACGCCCGGTAGTCCCCCCCCCTTTGAGCCAGGATCATGTCGAGGGGCGGCAACGGCAGGTCGGGCAGTACCAACCCCCGGGTAATATCGTTCCCGATGGTGGCGATTGCGGAAAAGTCGGGAACAGTCGACGTGTCGGTCATGGTCGTATCCACCCGTGAAAGCCTGACGGCCCGCTGAAATCCTCGTGAGAGTCTCCGCGGCCGTCCGCCGTTGGCCCGAAGGCGGCGACGCTCTCCCGCGGCGGCCCGGCCGCGAACTCGATCGGCACCGTGCCGACATCCGCCGCGGATATCCCCAGGAAGGCCGCCCAGGTCCGGTCGGCGTGGCTGCCGCCTTCGCGGGGCGCCACGAAGCGCACCAGGCCGGTGGCGCCGACCAGCTTGATCAGGCTGTGGAGATCGGCGCGCAGCGCGATATTGCCCGCCGGAACCCGCACCTTCCGGTCCTCGAACCGCGCCTTGCCCAGGCCCGCGAGCGAGAGCTTGGCCGGCGCGGTAAAATGGATGCCCTCGACCCGGGCGTCCCCGTAGCGCGCTTTCGCGTCCTCCACCGGCTTCTCGCCCATGCCGGTCTGGTCCATGGCCAGCCTGACCACCCGATAGCGGCCGAACAGGTCGTCCATGATGGCGTCCTGCTCGGCGAAGCTGGCGCGGCGCCGTTCCTGGATTTCGCGGCACCACAGCACGTCGCCGACCTGCTCCCAGACCCACGCCACCCACAGATCACCGCCGCCGGCCGCGATGTCGTTGCCGATATAGACCGGCCCCCCCTGATAGAGCAGCGGCTTGCCCGCGTCCGGGTCCTCGCAGGCGAAAATCAGATCGAACGGCAGCCACGCGCCGGCCTCGTCACGCCAGTTCAGCTCGTATTCCTGCTGCCACAATTCGTCGTCGCCCAGGCCGCCCCGCAGTTCGTCGATATGCCGGTCGAGCCCATCCGCCACCGCCTGGTGGATCGTCACCGTGTGCCGTGACCAGACGGTATCGGTCGCGGTCATCAACTCGTAAAACCTGTTGCTCTTACCGTTGGGGGTGCTGGTGACACGCAGCTTCAAACCCCCTTTCGACACCACCGGAAACAACGCCGCCCAGATCGCCCGGCTGTCGTGGTGGAAGGCAAATTCGTCCAAGAAGGCGTTGGCGGAAAAGCCGCGGGCGGTATCGGCATTGGCCGGCAACGCGGTGATACGAGAGCCGTCGGGAAACGTCACTTCAAAGGTCTTGTAAACCGCGTCGTCGGCCCTGAACTCGTCCTCGGAGAACTGCACCGCGTGGGCGGTTTTAAGGAACGCGCGATACAGAATAAAGAACGCCCGGCACAATGGTTTGATCGCCTCGTCCACCGCCTCCCGGGCCTGCCGCTCGCCGCGCGACAGGATGATCCACCGCGCCCGCCGTCCCGAGATCATCGCCTGGACGCAATCGTCGACGATCTCGCCGCAGGTCGAAAAGGTCTTGCCCGTCTGGCGCGCGAACATGCCGATCTTGAACCGGCTCCTATCGTCCAGCCAGCGTTTCTGATAGGGAAGAAAGGTAATCAGCGGCTCCGCCATCAACCAAACCCCATGGCGTGCCGCGCTTCTTCCAGGGTCTTCAGATCAAGAGCGCCGGGAGAGGCGTTGGCCGCCAGTTCATCAAGCTGCTTTTTCTTTTCGGCAATTATCGCCTTGCGCTCTTCCGCTCGTGCCCGCGCCACGGTCTCAATGTCCATCCGGCGCGCGTGGCTGATATTCCGCAACGTCTCGGACAGCAGCTTAGCGTTCTTTGGATCAATGACGACCGGGACGCCTTCTTCTTCTGCCGACACCAGGTCGAAGAACACCGCCCCCAGCGCCCGAGCCCCGGCTCGCACCATCCGGTCGATGGCGCCGTCGTCGCCGGCGCCAACCAGCCGGTCAGCCATGGCGTCGGCGACGCCGACCCGCTTGGCCAGCACGTCGATGCGTTGGATGTGACGGCCCATGCCCGAGCGACTGGGCTGTTCCGACTGCGGCAACATCTCTCGGAGAGGGAAAAGGATTTCGTCGATGGTGCGCCCCTGGTGGCGCAGATCGGCGATCAGCTCACGAATTTCCTCCGGCAGTCGGTCGATTTTCGAAGGGCGTCCCATATCAGCGGTCCCAGCGTGAGCACTCGATGCCGGGAACCTCAATGCGCCCATGGGCAACATCGTCGCCCCGTTCGGTGATCCTGACCACGCGCAGGCTGTCTCCAAGCCACTCCTCGGTCACACAGGCGGCCTGACGTAGACGATCAAGGTCCTGGCGGATGGTGTCGCGGGTATCACGGGAAAATCCGCCGCGCAAAGCCGCCTTATAGATGACGCTCTCGTTGGCCTCTCCCTTGACCTCAACAAGCAGGCGCAGGACGAACACGCGCCGTGAGGCCGCCCAATCGTCGGTAAAGCTCGTCATGATTTTTCCTTCAGGTGAAAACCGATGAGCATGTCGAGTTGCCGTTCGAGCCGGCCCAAAGCGGCCCCCACCCCCTCAATGCTGGCGGAAAGCGCCTGAACTGATCCCTCTACCGCCGAGACCCTCCCCGTCAAAGCCATTACGTCCCTTTGGTCAGGTAACCGGGAAAGATCTGCATGGAGTGCCGCGAATTTAATCTCACCCTCTGACAGTCGTTGCTCGATAGCCTCATGTATCTGGTCGTAGATCTCGCGCTGGCGACGCAGCTCCTCCTTGCTGACCAGCGCGGTGCGCGCAAACCACAGCGCCAACGCAATCGTGGCTGCGACGGCGCCTCCGAGCAGTCCCACGAGTCGGAAAACGTTGGCGGTCCATTCGGCAGTCCACCAATCGATCATCGTCACCCCCTCAGTTCACAATCAGTCTGGCAATGCCGATCGCTGATCATCAGGCGCCCGGGGAAGAACCTCTCGCGTTAGCCAGTTCGGCAAGCCGGGCGAGCGCCGCCTCGGGGCCGGCGACGCGGTACAACTCCACCAACTCGGCGGCGTTGACTGCATAGCCCCAATTGCCGGCCAGCCAGAGCACCGCGGTCTGGAGCCGGGAGTCGACCGCGCCGAGCCGGCCGAGATTGAACCGCGCCGCCACCTGCGACACCGCGCCCAACAATGCAAGGGCCACGCCGACCACCGTGGTCAGATGGTCGGTAATCCAACCGATCGACGCTATCACCGGATCGCCGGGGATCGTACCGGTGGCACTCGCCGCAGTGCCGCATAGCCCGAGGGCCAGGAGAGCCCCGGCCGCCAGAGCGATCGGGATGACAAACAATAGGTTCGAGCGCATTGGCGTCCCTCAGTTCGGGCAGTTGACGGCGTTGAACGCCGCGACCAGCGCCTGCTCTTCGGGCAGCGTGTCGGCGCCGGCCGCAACCGCCGCGGCGATCGGTTCGGCGACGTCCTGGTAGACCACGCAACGTTGGGCCAGCGTGGTGCCGGTGGCGGCGCTCACCTCGGCGCCGATCGTCGAGCAGCCCGATGACCCCGCCAAAACGGATATGAGAAACAACCTTTTCATGGCGTTTCTCCGTGGCTGCCGAGCAGCGTGGCATAGCGCAGGCGCATGCCGTGCGACGCGTAGTGGAGCGCCCGCAGCACCCAGCCATTGAGGTACTTGCTCGACGCCGGGCGCCTGGTGGCGATGCGCCGGTAATGAGTGACGCGGGCGCGAACGATGGTGTCGATCGTCGTGGCCGCCCCGTGAGCCTGAATCGCGGCGGTCAGCAATCCGGCACACCCGGACAACGGAACGCGGGCGAGCGCGGGGAACGAGAGTTCGCCCAGCGCCGCGTGCAGCACCTGGGTCGCGCCCTCGACCCCACAGTTGAACGTGGTATCGAGGATCACCGGCTGCACCGGCGCCGGCAGTTTGTCGACGCCCGGAGTGAGGCAGTAGTTGAGGAGAATCAGCCGGTCAGCCAGGTCCGGGGTTACATCCCGAATATCGTTGAGATCGGTGCGACCGTCGCCGTTCAGGTCGAGCCGGGCAGCCCGGGCGGATCTCAGGTCGATCCCGCATCTGGTGGCACCCCCCGGATCGTCGGGATCGATCTCGAAGCGGGTGCCTTCGCGGCCGAGGATTTCGGCCAGCGTCGGCTTGAGGGCATCGGGAATAGCCGAGAGAGGGGGCAGCTTTGCGACGGTCAGCATCGGGCGCCTCGTGCGCGGGAGAATGCAACGGGCGCACCATCCCCCACTGGCGCCTTCCGGTCGCCCCGGAAGAGTTCCGTCCGATCAGGGATCGTCGAACAGCGATCTCTGCACCGGGTCGGCCCTCAGGTCGGCCCGGATCTGGCGCGCGTGGCGCCCGGTGCAACCCGCCAGCAGCGCGGCCTGCCGGGGACTGGCGCCCCGGTCCAGGGCCTCGGCCACGCGCCGCTTCTTGCCGCCGATATTGCACCCTCGCGGGATATCGATACGGTGGCCACCGTATTCCGCCGCCAGCGCCTGCAACCCATCCCATCCGATCAGCCGCGCCAATGCGTGGTCGGGCTTCGGCCGTTTGGGAATATACTGCTTTTCCACGCCGCCGAGCGCCTCGACCAGCCGTTGCGCGGCAGATGCCCCGATCACCGCCGCGAGATCGCGCAAGGAGGGGGGAAGCGCGTCGCTCACGACTGCAACGCCACGCCCTTGCGCGCGGCCCAGGATTTCAGCCCCTCGATCACCCGGCCCCAGCCGGCGGCGTCGAGCGCCCCCAACTCCTGGCCGGTCTGCCGCTTGATATAGGCGTCCAGCGCCCGGTCGGACCGGTTGTTCACGACGCCGCCTTCGAACAGCGCGATCCAGATGGCGCGCGCCTTGGCATGTTGGGGCGCGCCGGTAAACCGCGAGCGCGCGTCCTTACCGCCTCCCAGCTTGCGCAACCCGTCCAGCAGCCGGTCGCGTTCGGCCGCGGTCATATCCGCCGAACTCTCGCACCGGCCGTTCGAGGCCCGGTGGACGATGGCCCGATATGCGTCATCGGGGAGCTTTAACTCCCGTTTCATGGCGTGGATGGCCTGCAAATCCTTCTTGCGGGCGGCGTCGGATGGTTTGGCAGTCATGGCAGCCCTCGCACGAAAAAAGGGCGCGGCCGAACCGGCCGCGCCCCCAGGAACCCGTTGAAAACGATGGCGGCGTCAGTCGATAAGGCGGCGCTGCACTGTTGACAGGCGATCGGCGATGACAAACAGCAGGGCGTCAAGGCCCTGCGGGAACCGGCAGAGGGCGGTCGAAAGGCACAGCTCGGCGAGCCCGCGAGTCGCCCATTCCAGTTGGTTGATCTCCGCCAACACCGCCTCGATGTCCGGTCGGGGCTCAGCCATGGGATGCCTCCCCGGTGAGGACGCCGG